AGAGGATCTTTATTATCACCCCTAACAGTGCGAATATAATAACTGCTATGACGAGGGTGGATACCACTGCTTGAGTCCACAAGTTGCGATACTGTCCCACTTGGTTTGACGCATGTGATAGCAGTGCTTTGGGGGATACCAAAGATTGCTGACCACTCTTTGTTTGTTTCGACTGCAACTTCTCTGAGTGCTGTGAGGGTTTTTTCAAGCCCATGTTTTCTCCCATTTGTTAGTTCATTATCCATAATGCCTGTAAGGCTGACACCAAGAAGTCTTTCTTCTTCTGTGTTCTTATTCCATATCTTTCGCAAGTATGGAAACTTTGTAAGAGTAGCTTGTGCTGTGCCAAGTATGGTAGCAAGCATAACCTTTCTCTTCAAATCATCAAATCTATCTTTTTCACGTATGACCACTTCTGTTAAGTTGCAAAATTGATAAGGACGTAATATTATTTCACTGCAAGGATTACATCCAAATTCATGGTTAGAATCTCGTCTACCATACTTTGATGCTTGATCTTTTGCAGATAGTCTATTAAATATGCCACGTTCACCAGACTTTGACTCCACAAGAGATGTCCATTCACGTAAGAATGTCTCACCATCTGGTTTATCTGTGTAAACTACAGAGTTATTTGACAAGGCCATCTGTGGTGCTGTCTCCCACCATTTGCCAGACTTAGCATGTCTCATGCGTTGGTCAGATAGATTAGACAAACTAATCATAGCAGATCTACGCACACCACCAGAGACTACAACTTCTCCAACCTTACACATAAGATTGTGGCAATCATAACTAGACAGTTTCTTGCCCACATTCTGTCGGAAAAGGGCAACTGTAAAGTTAAATAAATCAACAAGAGGTGCAGGACCACTGGCTCTACCACCAAATACTTTTAGTCTAGCACCTGCAGGTCTTACGTTAGACATATCCCAAATGGGAACTTCTCCCATATAAAGGTGGCCTATCAGTTTACGTAAAGATTTTGCCCAACCTTCTTTACTATCTTGCACTTTAATGCACGTATCAACGTGTTCTAAAATCTGTGGTATCTCTGGTAGTTGGCTAACATAGTCTCTTTCTACAGAAAATCCTACACCTGTTCCACATAACAATATATACATGGCTTCATCAAAAGCCTTGGGATCATCAACAGGCAGATAGCTACAGTTGTATCCTGCAGTGTTATCTCTTTCAAGAGCAGGACCTGCTGTCATCAAGGCTCTCATTGACGGCATAACTTCTAAATTTCGTATTGCGTCAAATATTTGTTTCTTGGGTAGATGGCCTTTAACTTTCTCAGTGATGTAATCTACATATCTGTTTACAGTTTCTTCCCATGTTTCTCTTCTGTTCTCTTCATCAATCCACCTAGCATACCTAGATATTGCAATAAATTTTTGATAATCATTCATACTAACTCTCCATCGTTATTTTTATATGTTTTACTTTCAGTCCATCAATGTCGTAGATAAACTCTTCTAATGCTTCTTGTATCTCTTCACTAGGATCACCGTCAGCAGGTATTGGATACTCTTCTCCGTCCACATCCAATGTTAGATATATTTTAACAACCATCACTCAACTCTATACCAAAAGAAGAGAACAAGTCTGGAGAATTTTTATTATCCTTTTTTATCTCTATTAACTTATTTAAATACCATCGTGCTTTTTCTAAATCCTGCACACCGTTCTTGTATCTATATCTCCAAAGATACTTCATTATATTCCCTTGAAGATAATACTCATAACCTTCGCCTGTAGCAGAGGATATAGCATCTATACATTCTATACCGTATTTATTATAATGTGGTGGACTATTTACCATATCTTTATCCTTACAATCTATTTCCCATTTGGCCATACTACGCACTCCCATCTGTTTTACTGTTAAAATTAATAGTTATTATATTGTCCTTTCTACTTATTATCTTACCATTTTTTTTAGGTGGGTCAATCTCTTTTTCTAATATACTGTAAAGTTTTTCTCTTGAATCTGCGTCCTCTTCCATAAGCACAGGAACAGCCATAACCATTCTGACAAAATTCATCAAAGAGAAATAATCTGTATCATTCAAAGGGCTGTGGTCAAAAGCATCAACACTTAAATTTATATTACCTGTCCACACACCATCAACAATCTCTGGGGACACACGTATGCACATTTCTTCATCTTTAAATGCTAAGTAATTTAGAGTTTTGTTTTTCATATCTTTTTATTCCTAAATTGTATGAGTTCTGGATGTTTGTTCGTACCTCTTTTCTTTAGCCACTTCTCTGGTATAACTCTAGTGCAATACAGAAAGTCATTCTTCTCACACCATCTACCGTAAGAGGTCTTAGATCCTTTTCTCAGTTTGTTGTTTTCATTTTCAAAAACAAATCTAATGTCTAATTTAGGATGTTGTTTTTTAATTAACAAATGCTTCCGTCTATCAGCTACAGTAAATCTGCCCTTAGTTTCTATTATAATACCATTCGGCAATACAAAATCTGGTGTATACATACGATAAGCTAGGTCTTCCCACTCTATCTTCATACCTTCGTATATAAATGGAATGGAGAGTTCTTTCAACTCCTCTGCGATCTTGACTTCAAGACCACTACGAAAACCTAGCCTACGTGCTACCTTATATTTAGTAGACTTAAACACCTACCACCAAATTGATGTAGACCTGTTGAACGGAAAAGATCTTAGTCCAAGAGATTTAAGTTCCTCATTGACAGCTTCTTCAGCAGACTTCTTTGCATCCATAGCTATCTTCAATCCCTCATACTTTCTTTCACGATAAGCTTTTTTCATCTCTAAAAGTTGCTTTTCCATTTCGGTTATTTCACTAGCCATTTCCTCTAGTGTAGGACTTGATTTATCATTCATGCTACTTGCTCCTTTCTAATACTAACATACGAAACAATCTTTGGATCTTTAGCTTTAGACAACAAAGATGGTAACTCTTGCAAGTTCTCCCAGCACGAATGTTTATATCGGCAGAAAGAACATGTTTTACTTAGCACCCTGTTGCCAGTTGGCTTACCTCTGAATGTTTCTTCTTCAGATTCATAACACCTTTTAAACACATTACTCTTTACTATTTTGACGTTTTCTTCAAGCTTTTTAACCTCGTTGTCAACGTCTATATTTTCGGCAGGCACATATTTAAAACTACCATTAGCTTTATTTACAACCCACCATCCCCCTGCTTTCTTACCCAGAGCTTTGGCATAGCCAGCCAGTTGGCCAACATAACCAAAAGCATCATCAGAAGAAAGTGTATCAAAAGACTCAAACTTATTTCTGTAAGACCAATCAGAAGCAGACTTGATATCATCAACAGCATCATTCAAAACTAAATCATATGTGCCACTAACCTTTTCGTCTGCTACATCCAGATGTACTTTGTCTGAATCTTCAAATTTTATTTTAGCTTCTTTCATCAAACCTTTGAATACAGCTTCAACTATATCACCCAACATCATATTCATTACGAATGTTGTAGGCAGAGGATCTGACTTCTCTGGCTGATTCTTTTCAAACCAGAGTTGGCAAGACGGTCTACCTATATTTGACATTCGTAACTGAAACTTTCTACGCTTCGTTCTTTTACCGAACTGGCGATTCAAAGCTTCCCCTATGTCTTTCTTTATACCTGCTATGGTTTTGGCAGACATAGAGGACTTTCCGTTGGTTGCATCTTCAAGGTATTGATGCAAAGCTATTTCAGATGGATGTTTCATTCAAATGGTATTTCTTCACTATCAATTATTTCATCCACCACATCTACATCCATGTCCTCTTTCTTACGAGAGTTCTCTCCCCAAGCATTTATGATGTAGTCATTATAGTTATCAATCCACTGCATAAAGTCGGCAAAAGTTTGCTGGTCTTCATCAGATAGCTTTATGACATTTGATAAATTAAGAGATGCAGACGGAATGTAAAAGCTGTTACCATTTGGTAGCTTTCTTTGCTCTGTGGCCACCTCTATCATATGCTGTGGTGGTAGCCTTTTCATCTTAGACAGCTTTATAAAACAGTTGCCTAATATTTTAAAAGCATCTCTGTTCTCTACTTCCCAGATGAATGGAGTCACACCCAGTTCAGCAGGAATACCCTTTGAATCCACAGGATTCTTCAACTCTACTGTACCTAAGATAACACGGACTCTTTTGATTTGCTTTATCAAGTCCTGTGTCTTCTGGTCTAGTGCCTTGAAGTCCTGTATGAACCCAGCAGGTTTACCACAGTTGAACCCACCATCGTTGTCTTTGAGGTCAACATTAAGATTGTCATTCATAACAGTCTTGATGTACTTGTTTGGTGTATCACCAGAACCCATGACAAATCGCTTGTACATATAGCGTTGTAGGAATGGACGAACATTGGCTGTGGTGGAATAAAATGTTTCACCATCTGGTATCTCCAGCTTGTATGTTCCACCCTCTACAACTTCTACGTTGACAGACTTGCCGTTGATTTCAGACTGTCCCATCAAAGGCGAATGATTGATGCGTAGCCTAGCAAGAGTGCTGGCCTTTTGCTTTGTGTTTGTTTCTGTTGCCATGCCCATAGCTTTGGCCATGACTGCGTAGTTATCTGTATCTATTGTTGTGATTGTTGTACTCATATATTTATCTCCTTGTCTAATTTAAAACTATAGTTATATCATAGGACATCTTTGGTGTCAAGCCAATTATTTCCTATTTTTGATTCTAATAATAAAGGTACATTAAAATCTATATTGAAGTGATTGTCAACAATATTTTTTAAATTTTTATTAATGTCTTTCATTATTTTTAATACGGCATCTTTCTCGTCTGGGTGTATGTCAATAACGATAGAATCATGTACAGAATTTACTATACAACTCTGCATATTCTCTAGTCTTTCGCTAATCTTTACAAGCACAAGAGGTACTATGTCTGCCGTAGCAAAACTTTGTACAGGGTAGTTCTTTATCTGTGTCCCATACGTAAATTTACCTTTGCCTTTTCTCTCTACATCTGGGAAAGAAAACTCTCTACCAGACGGTGTGCGTATTTTCAATGTCTCTATTGCTTCATTTGCAAGGCTCTCATGCCATGCTCCAATGCCATCATACTTACTTGTAAACTGCTCATAGTACTCAGCTTCGGCTGTCGTTCTGCCATACCCTGTCGCACCGTACAATGGTGCAAACGTATGTGCTTTAGCTTCTTGTCTTGTAGTAGGCTGTCCAGCTTCACTAATAACTTTAGCTGTGTAAGCATGAACGTCTACACCATTGGCTATCTCTCGCATGGCTGTCTTGTCTTGGGACAAGTATGTAGCAACTCTAAACTCTAGCTGTGCAAAGTCGGACTCCAGTATCTCACCACCTTTGTCACTCCAGCGAGATACAAAGACCCTCTTCACAGGAAACGTACCACCTCTGGGCATGTTTTGCATATTAGGGTCTGCTCCACTAAATCGCCCTGTAGATGTGCGATGCTGTAATAGCCGAACATGTAGCCTACCATCAAGCTTAACGTGGTCTGCAATGCCTTCTACAAAGCTGGACAAGTATGTTTCTACAGCAGATAATCTTCTTATGTTCTTCAAGAATCTTTCAGCGTCAGCATCGCCCTCTCTTCTAGCTTTGTTCTCTAGTGTTTCTATATTTGCTTTGTTAATAGTAAATCCACTATGGCTTACCCATCTTGAGTTGCAAGGCTGTCTCTTCAAACCTGCTATCTCTTTTGAGGTCTGCTTGTAAATAAATCCTTGACTGTCGCAGACAGAACACTTTGACATCTTAGCATAAGGCTTGCCATCTTTTCTAATCCTCTGTATGAAACCTTTACCATCGCAAGACTCACATCTAAATGCTTTCTTCTTGTATATTGTTTCAGCCTTTGCTCGTATCTTTTTACTGAAAGATTCGTGATCCATTCTATTGTGAAAACAGCTAGACCAATCATTCTTGTCCTTTGGTTTACGGCTGTATATAACCCATGATAGTTGCTCTGGACTATTAAGATTAATAGGAACATCACCCATGAGTTCTCTGACTTGTGTATTTAGGTCTTGTATCAACGCTTTCTTCTCTGCTTCAAACTCTTGTTTCACCTCTTCTAACTCAACGTAGTTCACAGAGAATCCATCTCTGTATATCTTACATAAACATACAGCCACCATGTTTGTAAGACTTACTGTATTCATTAGGCCAGCATCGTCCCCAGATAATCTTTGAAACAGCTTGTCGGCTAGTTGATCTGTAGCACGTAAGTCTGCTATCAAATATTCAGATAATTCTGTATGAGGTATGTCACGCACAGAATAATCTTTCTTAAAATATTCTTTTAATGTATCTTGCTTCTTT